TTGTAAGTTGTGGTCTAAATTGTGTTCCCAATTTGTTTGCCGCTAATCCAACTTCAATCTTAAAGTTACTCATCGCAGTTGATAAGTTATCTAATTTTTGTTCTGTTGCACCACCAAATTGTTGATTGATTGCTCTTGTTAGTGCTTCAGTTATCTTCCTAGCACCTTCTGATGTTTTACCAAATTCTGATATTTCTAAACGTGTAATACCCAGTTGATCTTCCAGCATCTTGAATACTGGAACACCTCTGTCAGCCAATCTGTTTAGTTCTTCAAGACCCAAACCACCTGATGTAGTTCTTGAAAATAAGTCTGTGATAGCTGTTAGTGTTCCCACTTGGTCTGTGGTAACAGCCGCTACATCTGTGAATGTTGTTAGTAGTTTTTGTGTTGGTGTAATACCAGCACCTTGTAGTTTAATAAATGTTGTTGTTAGATCTTCAACGCCAAATTGAGTTTGTGTGGAAAACTTGGTTATGAATTCAAATGCTTTAGCACCTGCTTCAGCACTACCCGTAACACTGGCTAGTGTATCATTTAAGTCTTCAAAATTTGCAGTAGTGGCTACAATGCTACGTAAAGCACCACCAGTAGCAATGGCTGTAATAGCCGCAGTTATCTTACCCATACCGAGCGTAATGCCTTTGCTTTTACGCTCTAGTTTGCCTAAGTTACCTTCTATTCTACGTAAAGGACCACTAGTTTTATCTACTGCCTTTACAATCAACTCATACGTTGAATTTGCCATCTAACGTCTCCCTTTGTGGGCTTTTTTATTTTGTTTGTTTATATAATCAAAATATTCAACCCAACCTTGAACTTCCACACTACTCATCTGCATTACCTGTTTGACTGTTAGTCCTAACTCTGCACCTAAACGATACAGAAACAGAATGTTAGGATTGTCCTTTAGTTTCCCAATGCTTCTTCAGTTTTTTCTGCATCTGCATTAAACTGTGTAACCACACGTAGGATAACTTTAGGGTCAACGCCTCTCATTAACTTATATTGATCTGCCAAATCAAATAACATTTTACCGTCTTTGTCTCTGGCTCTCATAATAAGCGTAATAACCAATGCTTCAGTTGACTTACCTTTTTGTGTAAGTTCAACCACTTGAGCTTCTTCAGCCAATGTAGTGCTTGGTTTATAATAAATTTCCGTGTCCCATTCTGGCACAAGGATTGGACCTTTCAGTCCGTCAGCTAACACTTCTTTGAAATGTGCTGTTGCTTTGTCAATTAATTTTAGTTTGTTTGTCATCTTATTGTTCGCCTTTGTTTAAGTATCTTTGATAGAACAGGAACAATAATTCCAGCTGGAGCCTGACGGCTTCTGCCTTGATCTAGTAAACCAATGTAGGGGACTTTGTTTTCTACTAGCACTTTGCTATCTCCTATTCTATATGTAGAGGTCTTTCGCCAACCTCTTTTTGCACGCCCAGTTCGTATTGGGGTTATGTTCCGTGCATCTGTATTTAGCTGAATGAATAGTTGGTCAACAGCACGTTCTAACTTGCTTTCTATATGATTGAATATAGTTTTTGCATTTGTAGAACGCACCGTTGAACCCTCTTATTCTATTACGGAGCCGCCGCGTATACTAAATCACCTGTTCCGTCAAATGAGATAGAATATTCTACCGCACCGTCAAAACTTGCTGATCTAGCAATACTTGTAACGATCGCGTCACCTGAATAATATGCATTATCAGAGCCTACGCCTGCAGGATACAGTTCGAAGTCAATTCTGTCACCAGCTTTGATTAGTGGGCTAGTTCCAACTGCGTCTGTTCCTGAGTCAGCACCTGTTCCAATAGCATCTTGATCGTGACCAATGTTTGTGTCGTTTTGATCCCAATAACCGTCTACTGTTCCAGTGAAACCTCTGAATGATGATATTACAGATCTACTTGCATCGCCGAAAGCCGTAACATCAATTGTTTCTGATGTTTCGTCCAATGAGAATGCAGTTACGTGTAGCATCGCTGTTTTTGTGCCACCGTTAGGGCCGATCTTTACTACCCCTGATACACCTTTTGTTTCTGCCATTTTAATTCATCCTTCTTAAATAAATTATTAAGTTTGATTACTATCAAACTGTCTTCTAAACACTACCACGACTGTGATAGTATTTTGCCGTATAGACTAATGCCGCTTGGCCATATGGTTTAGTTTCACCTATCTCACGTATAATAACTTCGCTTGTGAAACTGTCTGAGGCGTTGCCACCCAAGCTAGTATCCAATGCTAGTTTCTCTTCTATCTGCTCTATGATAGAGTTTCTATCTGAGTCTCTGTTATTACCATGCACTACTACATTAATCAAAAAGTCTATTGTGCTTTCTTGTCTAGGAGCACTTCCTATACTGGAATTCTCTCTAGTTTCATTTGCACTTTCCACCAATACGTGTGGAAAACTAGTTACTGCTAATTGAGCAATATCTGTAGGCTCTCTGGTTACAGTTTTTACACCTGTAATAGCGTTGATCTGTGTCACTATATGACTTGCTATGCTTTCCCTAATACTTGCCACTATCTGTAAATCCTCTCTTGTCTTTGTTTGAATGTTTCAGATTCTGTGATATTACCATCTGCGTCACCATCATATTGAACTCCTTGGGCCATTTCCATGTCCATCTCTTCAACAAAACGATTTCTATAATGTTCTATCATTTCTCTGAAAGTATCTCCGCCAACTGCGAAAGGACTTAACAGAGGAAGGATATGAGCATATAAAGCTCTGTAGATAGTAGCACGTTGCCACTGAGCATCTACAAGTTTTGTTGCATCAAACGTTGGGCCTACTCTACGACCAACTGCGTTAAAAGCCTGTGTGTATGTTTTGTTAAACCAATTTACTTCGATATAACGTTTTACATCAGCTTCTGCTTCAGTTAATTGTGCAGTAAAGTCTGTGATACCGTGATTAACGATACTAGGCTGAACTGCTGTAAGTTGCGTGTTATTTGCGTATGCCATATCCTATACCTCCTATAATATTATGCAAGTGTAGCGTCAGCTGTTAATTTAGCAATTTTTGCGTTTGAAAGTCTTGCCGCACCAAATGCCGCTGAAGCAACGATTTCTGTTGCACGAGCTGATTCGTCTCTTTGCGAAGCAATTCTTAAGTCACGTTTCATAACTAGACCAATAGCCTGTGGGTGGAATACCGCACCGACTGCGTCACCTGAACCATCTACATCAATTGATGCTGATTCATAAATGTCTACACCAGCTACTCTACCGATGAAATAATCACGGCCAGCTTTGTTGGCTAGATCGTTATTTGATAGTGATCCACCTGCATTTAAAAGTGTTTTCTTAACGTTAAATGCTTGGAATGGGTGTAATACACAAACAAGACCTGTCATTGGAACTGATGCATTACGTAAGTTTGCCACACCTTTCATGATGTGCTCAAGTGTAAGTTCTGCGCCTGCGCCTGGACCTGCTTCTGTGATAGCACCTGAATTGAATAAGTCAACGATAACTTCATCCATTGCTTGAGCTACACCATCACCTAACACACGACCTACGTCTTGTGCTACTGATTGTGGTGAACTTTCAGCATTGATGTCTAATACTGTTGTCATGTTACCAAATTCTTGTGCTTCGATGTCTACTGACGTCATAGTGTTTAGTGCTGAATCGTCTGATAGATCACCAGTGATTGCACCTACTGCTGTTGCTTTAGGATAAACCGGAACTGCCGCAGTCATACCAGGTGTGCCCTGCATATTGTATTGCGTTACTAGGTTTCTCATTAAAGCGTTTTCATTAAATGTAAATTGAGCCGCTTGTGTGATATCTTCAAACAAGTGACCTTTTGCGTCTGCTAATGTTAAAGCCATTTTCTTTTTCCTTTATTAACTCATGGACCTCATACCCTTGATCATAAATTTCTCTTTGTAAAGTTCTCTATGCTCAGGGTTTTTCATGTCCAAGTCTGATAACTTCACCTCTCTAGAGGTTGAAGGATTCTTATTACCTGAACTACCTGTGCCTGCTGGCGCCGCAGTTCTAAAGTAAGTGTTTTGCGTTAAGAACTCTTCAACTGCTTGATCCACAGTTAGTGGATGTGCTTGTTCTGTGTCATAACGCACATTACCGTCTTGATCTAATACTTCAACTTGTCCATTCTCACTTAATCTTACTCTATCTTTCAATAGTGTAGCTACGTGATCTGGATTTACAGCTTTATGTTTTGATGCCGCACTTAACAATGCACCATCTATATGAACAGCTTGTAATTCAGATTGTAGTTTGCTAATACGTGTATCAGCATCCTGTTTCTGTTTTTGAAGTAGTTCTTCAAATTGGTTTTTCTTCATCATCTCTGCCTCTTTGGCCTGCTTCCTT